CTTGCCAATCGCTTAACGAGAACTCCTCACCCAATTTCTCAAAGGTGATACCATCAATATACCTGCGTTTCATTATCTGTCTGTTACGTTCTGCGTGTAACATACTAGCGCCAACGATCCACTCGTCAATCAAATGCTCAATTTCAGAACGGGGCAATCCTTCAAACATATCTTCTCCGACCTACCCATTTTACATTATCATAGGGATTTTTCGCATACAAGGTGACAAAAGGTGTTATTTAGTGCTATTTAGTGTCATTTCGCAGATATTCATGCCCAAATTTCCGCTCAAACATCTTTATTGCCGTATTCATCTGATGCTTTTCATAGTCGGGAGAATAGTTCATCTTCTTTGCCACTTCCTTATGAGAGTGCTTATCATGATAATACAGCCAAAGGATGATACGCATATCCTTATCGTCCATCCCTTTTATCTGTTTTTCAATCACGTACTTTGTATACACAAGCGTTTCACGCTCTTTTTCAGCCTTCAAAGCGCAATCTGCTGCCTTTACCACCAGACTTTCCATCTTATCCGGCGCGGGAGACGTATCTACTCTTACATCTGAAGGCTCATGGTGTAATTTTAGCGCTAAATCACGCCAAGACTGCGCTTCACTCTCACTATTGGCAATCTCTAAGTCGATATTCCTTAATTGCATCAAATACGCCCTTGTGTTCATTCTTCACCCCTCTTTGCCCATTCTACCCAACCGCCGCAATAATCACACGCACCATACTTAGATGTTATCTCCGCACCGCAGTTCGGACACGTTATCCCTTTGGGAACTGCCGTATCATATATCTTTGTGTCTCCAAATGTTTGGAATGTTAATGTAGCTGTCCATACCGAACGTATATAACTGCTAGAGGTCATTTCTATTGTCGGATATCCCCTGGTTTCTATCGCCCTGTCTTTAGCCAAGAACTCAAAACGTATATCGTTCGGTTTTAACCATCCTATCATCTCATAGAGTTTCTGACTTCTTTCTGTAAGGATCATGTCAACAGAAAATGTCTCTTCTCTCTGTGAAGCCAGACTGTAGTACCGCCGCCCATCCATATCTATATCAACACTAGGTTCATGTATCTGCCTGCTGACGGTGATTATGTCGTCAAAATATACATAATCTTCCCCACAGTTAATAAGAACACGCACATCTCGTGATTTTCTCCCTATTCGTGCCATCTTGTTTAGGCAGTACCTACAGACTTTCTCATAAGGATTAGTTGCACCGCCGCACCACGGACAATGATACGCTGTTATCTTCATATTTCCTCCTATATCGGGCTTTTGATAATCTGTGCCTTACGCTTTGTACGTGTCTCAAACATCATCGCAAGCTGTGTTATCGAATCAGGGGCATCGTCAAAAACGTTCTTACCTTCCGCAGAAAACATCGTCATTTCATCTATGGCCTTCCTGTACTGTGCAGAAGCCACATATACAAAATTGCTATCATCCGTCCATTTTCTGATGGTTAAGAACTGGAAGTGCCTCTTCACAAAATCCGAATATCCGCTTATCTTATCTTCCTTGCTCATCTTCACAGGAGCATTTTCCAGTATGATATGACAATGCCGTATCTTCCGTGCATCCAGTTCCTTCTGAAGTTTTTCTGCCAGAAGATCACCGCCGCGATTCTTCTCTATCTTCAGTTCCGTAATGGTATGTTCTTCAATCTTGTCTGCCACCAGAGGGATTGTATACGCCACTGTACGCTTATCATGCACCCAGTCCACAATAAACTGCTCATCCCCAAAATCTTTACATATAGGCATAGATAAACTGTCCCCAGAACCAAACGCGGGGTCTAGGGCAGCCAGTGTCCGACAAGGAGTGTCCGGCACATTCCCGTCAAAGAAACGTAATTCTTCAATAGGGAAGGTTAATCCTTCACGAACAAACGGAGCCTGCTGATACTTCGCCATCCAGTCTGCCTTTTCCAGACGGTTTCTGTAGTTTATATAATATTCAGTAGAGAATCCTTTGAACTCATACTGAAAATTACTCTCATCATGCTCATTTAATGCGGGTATCTTTCTGAACCTTGCGCGGGGATTCCCTACGTTCTCATGCTCTTCGCGAACCAAAGGGTCAAGAACTGACCACAGAGTACCTACCAATATTTTCTTGGCCTTATCGTTCATACGGTCAAGCATCTTATTCTGGTATTCTTGATATGTATTCTCCATTCTGGAAGCCGATAATGAATGTTCACGGTCACGCACCAAGTCGTCCACGTACAGATATCCGTCCTCACTCACATCCAATGCACCTGTCCATGAACCATCCGCACTTCTACAGGAAAATGTAGCAAATTCATCCGATTTACCAAGGTTAATACTGAACTCCGCAGGATCACTGGACTTTTTTTCAACCACCTTCTTCATGTCTGGGTTCACATACTGGAATAACTCAGCATAGCAATAATCATCCTCACTTGTGAGATTGTCCAAACCCTTGAAAAATCGCTTCACAAGCTGTCCAGAATGACCACCCATGATATTATGGCTCATAGGCTTTTTAAGCCCTATCCAGGTCAAAAAGAAGATGCACAGACCCGATTTGCCAACACGAGAAGGCATCGAAAGCCCGTAGGTATCTAATAGATCATCTTCCATGTCCTGTAAGTCCTGTGCCGGAACACACAAGGTTTTTCTACGTGGTACATAGAACCGCTTCGCATACGGCCTCTTACGCTCCATATAGTACATATATGAAGTAAACAGAAACGGAGATTCAATCTTAAACAGTTCATACGCCTTATCTATCACGTTATGCGTCTGCTTATGATCCTGCATCCACTTTTCAAGCATCCAGAACGTGCCGTTCGTCTGTTCCTTTACCCATCGTTCGATGAGGTCATGAGAAAAACGGGATATCTCCCTACCGTACTCAATATCCTTCTCAGTGACGTAGGCAACATTCGCCGCTGCAACACAGGCATCTATGACCTTCTCATCTGCCTTGTCGCTCTTTCCCATGTAATTCTTATATGATTCAAACGCTCTTATCAGTTCCTTGCTTGCCATTCTCCCGTCCTGCTTCCCTAAATGCTTCTAAATAATTCTTGTGAATCTCTTTCCACAATTCCGTGAGAAAATCACGGGTGCTTGCCGAATCGCGTATACCTGCGATTGACACATAACCTAAAATCATAAATTGTGCTAATGCACTCGTGTTCTCGGCTATAAGGTCTGCAATCCACTTCTTATCTTCATCACTCATTTAGCGTCCTCCCAATGAACACAATTCATCCGTACCCATCCCAACATAGGCTTATAAGGGCAGTCTTGTTTCCCGCAGGTATCGCAGTTATACCGTATGCCCAAATCTATAGAAAGTTTGTATTTTTCCGCATCTTCATTCATAAGATTCTGAAAATACCTGTACACAGGACAGCCCTCATCCGGCTTAGACGTTCCACATACCGCTGTTTTGCACGGACACCACTCTTTCAGCCAACAAGGTTTATTTTTTTCCATTTTCCATCCTCTTATTGTAGAAGTGTTCTGCCTCTTTGCAGAATATCTGTACCAGGTTTTCCAGATCACTTTCCCAGTATTCCAAAAGCTCCATCGAAAACAGGCGGTTAAACTTCACAGGCACTACGGATTCTGACCACACTTTAGTCAAAATCATTCCTTCCTTGTCAAAACGGAAGTAAACCCCGTATTTCTCATGCAGTTCGCACATCGTTCTGATAGTTTCAAATTCTTCCATATTTCCTCCTGTTTCTCCGCTTGCGTGGCTTTAGAGCCTTCCTTAAAAGCGTTCCAATGCCTTTTCTGCCTCTCATGAGCGGCTTCCCGTGCATCTTACGTTCATTATTAGTCACTATCTTAAAAGACCCGCTGAAGCTCATCTGGCTAAACGTAGGTACATCAGTCACATATGATTCTGCTTCTGCCGACAACTCTATATTTGTCACCGAACCAAGTTCACCCAGTATCTCTCCATCCGGCGTGCCGAAATATACTCCCTTTATTTCCCCTTTAATCGGCATATGGCATCCTCCATCCCCTTTTCAAGCTCTAGCTCCTGTCCGCAGGCAAAACAGACATATTTCCCCTCTATCTTGCCTACCTCTTCATGACACTTCGGACAAACTGGACAATCATACATCCTCTTTTTGTGCCAGTCGTACTCCTGTCCCCAAATCGCCTTCATTCAGCCTCCTTATGTACTCACGCAGACTTCCATTTATGTACATTGTCACCCAGTCCCAATAATCACAGGGTCTTTCATAAAACTCCCATAGTCCATCCAGTGATCGCGGGTCTATATCAAAACTTTTCGGAAGATTCATCTTCATCGTCTAAGGGTTCCCCAAAGTAGGAAAGATATGCTGCACGGCACTCTCTGAGCGTTGCCCTCCTGCTTATATTCTCACCGCAGGCATCTATATTCTTATCTAACCACTCCAAATAGTTGTCAGCATATCGCGTGTAAAGCCCTACATCCACGTTGCTCATCACCACCGCAGGCACTCCCATGACCTCTATATCCATAGAAGGCATAGAATCGGCACTTTCCGTCAGCGTATAGCTGTATACACGCTCTATTTCCTGCCCGTCAACGAAAATATGTGTATGTTTTCCGTCATTCTTTATCTCAACCTTCGCCCTCATCCGCTACCTCCTTCTGAAGCACCTCAAACTCCTCTGGATGCTCAGCCCTGAAACAGATCAGCGCCCTCTTTATCAGTGCCTTCGATATCACCATACGCTCTATCTCACCGCTATCCTGCCAGTCCCCGTTTATCAAATACTGCTGTATCGTATCTAGCACCAGTCTGTTCTTCTCTTCCGTCATTCTATGAAGAATACGATACGTTATCTCTTCAGTGAACATATTTCCCCCTTATCGGTTAACCCAAGCCGCAATCACGAGAATTATCACTATGATTGCCAAAATTATCGCTGCCCCTATCCACAGCGGACTTAATACCCATATCCAGGGCCAGTCAATCACGCCTACCAGTTTGAGAACGATAAACGCTATCGTCAAAAGACCGCTGAACCCTACTCCTGCTGATGCACTTCTGCTCTTTCTCTCATTTTCCATCCTTTTACCCTCCTATAAGTCTGTACAGTTCCTCTCTTACTACCCCTATCTGCTCATCTATGTACCCCTTCAGGCGCTCTTTCCTGTTCCCATGGAACCATTTCTGTTTGAACTCTGCCAGACGTTCCCTGTATACACTCTCCCCGCTGTCTCCACTCTGCCACCACTCTAAATCATGCAGAACCTCTACCAAATCCTTAATCATGTCGTCCATTTCTGGATCATACATCCGGCCTTTACACTCATCCTCTAGCCTGTAACATATGTACTCATACGAACCACCACTCATCTTTGCCCCCTATCTATGATCGTTCTCATCCAACAGCGCTTCCATCGCCATGTCATACGCCGTTAAAACCTCTTCATCTGGCAAAACAAGGTCACAATACTCACAATTCCTATCGCACCCACGGATATTTCTCAAAACACACTTCTTTTCCGTCTCTAAAACGAAAATCGCACGCTTATTCGTCATACTCACCTCACGCTATGTCCCAAATTGTCATTTGTTCTGCCATATTCAACCTAATTTGCTCTTTTTTCTCCGCAGACAGGCGATTGTATGTCTTTTCGTTAGTAAAAATGTACTCATCCGCATATGTACCACCCTTTTCTACCGCTGAAAGAACTCTTTTTGACCTTTTCGCTACAGGAATAAACCCTTCTGGCATATCGTATTCTGAAATATATATATTTTCCTGTCTCTCAGCCCATTTATAGAACCTCTGATTGTCAAATCCCTCATATTTACCACAATTTGTGCCAGAATAAGGTATATCGCAGTAGATTAACGCCCCTTCGGGGACGCTTACATCCTCAAAATCGCCCTCTAAACTCTGTAAGCCCTCTAAACTCTGTAAGCGTTCAATCTCATGGTTTCGTTCAAGCATTTCACATCTGGCCTGTTGCCGGAGTTGCCTGTTAACCTCTAAATATCTTCCGTAAACACTCTCACTGTTTGCATTGACTTCATATCCAAAAGGTTTCAGTAAAGCCATATCCGCAGTATATACGGCTTCATGGATGGCCTTTTTTAGTGGTTCAAGTTCCTTGGCAAACAGGTAATCAACGCCATTATTCCCAAAAGACCATATCAGGGCTACATACGCATCCGTAGACTTCCTTTTTTCAAATTCCTCACGGCTTATCCACTCTCTTTGGTTCTCAACAGTGTATTTTCCGTGTATACAGTCCAGAAAGAACTGTGGAAGCCTACCATCTATATCGTTGATGATGAAATTCTTATATTTTCCACTCAAAAGCGCCCTATGTGTCACCGCACACCCCCCGCAAAACAAATCTACGAAGGTATCAGCCTTTGGTAATTCGTCTACCAACCATTCAGCTATCGAATTTTTACTCCCCTTGTATGGAACCCCGTACCTCATCTATCTCCTTTAGGCAAAACATCTCACACTTACCTTCATCATCACCCAAATACTGCACTACATCCTCATGCACCGTACACACATACCTGTCCCTCACCGTCCTTGCATGGTCAAAACACGGTACTGGCGGTACATACAGTCTCTTACAGTGTCTACACTCCCTACAAATCATTTCTTCAGCCCCTTTATCGCACTCTCCGCTGCTTTCTCTACTGGTATACATAGATCATGGCACGCTTCTTCAAATTTCTCTGCCCATTTCTCTTTCTCAGCTACCAGTTTCCCGTTCTCTACCATCAATTTCCCCTCATTCAGCATCTCACAGAACTCTGTTGTTAATTTTTCTAATGTTAGGCCGGAACATAACGCCATTTCCTCTATATCGGCGATAGCCGAGCGCGTTTCTGTGGAAATTTCATTCTGTGGTACAGAATTTTTAGGCATTTTCCCGTTTTTTAGGTTTTGTGGTACAGAAAAAACCGCATTTTTTAAAATTTTTCGGATCGTTTCTGACAAATTAGTGTCTTTTTTCACTAATTCATCGTATAAATCCTCGCTTATCCGCAGTTTTACCGTTTTATCCTTCTTTTCGTTTGTTGGTCTTGCCATGCTTCTCCTTCCATGCTCTATGTGCTGCAAACACCGCACCTTGAATATGCTTCCCTTCTGCTATTCCCCGTCTTAATGTACGCCTATCTAATGGCAGTCTTTCACATAAATCTTTCACAGAAACATACTCACCATTAAATTTGTATATCTTTGCCGTGCATGATGAACGCCTATTCCTGCTTTGCGTGGAATCATCAGCCCATCGGCAGTTCCCGGGTTCATAATTTCCATCATTATCTATCCTGTCTATAGATAAATCGTTCGCATATCCGTGTGATAACGACCACTCAACAAACTTTTCTGGATCACTAAGCCATTCAGAACATATAGATATCCCTCTAAGCCCATAATACTTGTATGCCTCGTTATTTTCGTTGTAGCACCGCCCTCTCATTCCATGAAAAATCGCTCTTATCCTGTCTTTTTCCGGCGTATGCTCAACCTTTAACCTCTCATAATAACAACCACACGATTTTACTTGTCCACTCTCCCAGAACGTAGGCTTTATTTCCGTTATATTTCCGCAATCACACTGGCAACGGAATCTTTTCCTACCAGTTTTTTTGTCCCACGTAATTCCTATAACCGTAAGATAGTTGTTTTTCATGCCTATATATGCCTCTGTAAATCGTTCTTTCGTCTGCCTATGCGTATGGCATACAAAATCTGTTCTTTGCGGCATCCCCTGTATGCCCCACATCTTTACCGCATCGCAGATCGTACATTGTGCCACATAATTATTCCCATCTATCCCGACTATCTTATATTCTCCATATATCTGTCCTACATTACTCTCTATAGCACACTGTTTTTCTTTCTGTGCCATACCTCTTGCGAGTATCTTCCTTTTCTGTGTAGTCTCTTTCTCAGCTTCTTTCCGGCACTCACATACACTCTGCATCCGTTTCCAACTTGTCCCACATAATGTGACCATCCGTTTATGTATTTCTGTGCCACAATGCCGGCAAATCAACAGTACATCCTTCTCTTTGCCCCCTATGTACGCTATGTCCTTTACTTCAAAATCCCCATGCTCCTCACCTATCCGCCTTTCCTCTGCCCACACTATATTCTCTGCGTTTCTCCTGTTAAGCCCCTTCTCTATTAACTCTGATACTGTATTCATCCTCCCTCCTTATGTGGGACAAAACCCAGATTGAAATTGTTGTTACGGACGTTACCCGCCGCCCTGGCCTCCCTCCGCTAGTGACCTACTACCCGCAATTGTGGATAAGTACAGGCCGGACGCCGCGAAAAGTAAACAAACATACAGAAAACGTCACTTTTTAGGGCGAGTTATCCACATTTTTCTCGGAATCCTCCAAACATAAGCCGTTATCACCGAAAACAGGAAGCGCCGCGGCCGTGTTATCATGAGCACTTGACACATGATTGACGTTTACCGTCTCCGAGTATCCGTGCCGGGCTTTTAGCAGGAAGATGCCGCCAATGACACCCGCACCACCACCCGCAACGCTTGACGACAGGCCGCCCGCCTCAATAGCACGGGCTTTTTGAAGGATGGCAACACTCGAGGAACTTAATCCCCGCCCAGTATAATCATAGAAGTACGATGAAGAGACGCCGGAAAAACTCACGAAATCAGACACAAGAGGCACTTGCTTAAACGTGCCGCAAAAGTACGCCCAGACTTGCAGCAGCTCCTCGAGCTTATCGCCGGAGTATATAACGCCCCCGCGGGCTTTTATTTTATCCTCGTCATACAGGACGCGCCCGGCCTTTATACGTTGTCCAATCATCATACAGGCGGCTCGCCACTGCTGAGCATGAATTTTAGACAGATTAACACCCTCGAACTCGGCCCAGGAATCAAACCAAGCGCGGACGGTATCGGCAAATCCCTCGGGCAGTTTGCTGCCGTTATCTACAACCTCGGCAGTATCATCTTTTATAATATCGCCCTTTGTAGTGGGTATATCTGACGATATAAGGCCAGCGCCATCATTAAACGGGAGTATAACCGCGGACGGATCACCCGCCCCGGCTTTGTTACCGTCTTTTATACTGGTATGTTTTACCCCTTTATTTTGACCCGTAACGGCTTTATGTTTTGAAGCGGGGATTTTATCGGATGCAGAACCAGAAGCCGCCACAGCGCCACCAGGAGCGCCCACAGAACCACCCGCGGCAGGCTTGCTATCTGTTATTGATCCCGTTATACCTAAATCAGACAGAACGCCGGGAACGCTTGACAGATCACCACCGATCACGGCTCGCAGATCATCGCCCCGCCCGGCAGCATTGAAAGCACCAACAGCCCGCGCCGCGTCTCCGCTGGATATACTGAAATAATCCGCTATAATATCACGCGCTTTTTTTAACTCTGCCATAGATACAGCCATTTTTACAACCTCCGAAAATAAAAAGAGGCGGCAACCCGTCAAAGGTTAACCGCCATCTTATAAAGATCACTTGACGCAGACCGCGCCCACATCATAATTATATTTTATATCAGATCACCCGCCCGCGGGCTTTTCTCTTCTTTCCAAATCTTCTTTTATCAATCTGTTTATATATCCGTTTACACTCTCATGTGTAACGGCTTTTATACGGGCTTTTGTGCCGTTTGGCATGGTTACAGTTTGACGCTCGTAGTTTTGAGCAGTCCACTCATTTTGTCTTTTATACTGCGCTTTTTGGCGCTCCAAAGCGGCAAGCGCTTTTTTCTCTGTCTCTTTATCCATATAAAACCACCTCATTTTTTATCATATTACACCATATTATTACATAATGCAAGCACTAATATTATTATGCATATTGCACTAATACTATTGTTTTACTTTGTTTACTATTACATATTGCACTAATATATTTTGTGTGTTAATATTAGTGCAAGATAAGAACAGCAAACAAAAAGTAAACAAAACTCAGGAGGTAAAGCCCATGTTATACAGCGAATTTTTAAACGGAACATGTGCAAACGATACCGAATACAACTATACAGTATATAAGAACCTTGAAGCGCTTTATATGGCAAATGATAAGCTCACAAAAGAGGATATATACAGAACAGGAAAGCAGCTTGTAAACAACGAGCCGAGCGAAGCAACAAAGGCAGCCATTGAAAAAGCCGAGAACGAGATCCAGGAAGCCGAGAAGAATATCCAATACTACAAAGAGAGAATCGAAGTATTAACAATGTATATCGAAATCAGCACCGCCGAAGAGATAAAAGAATACCGCGAAGATATAAAAAGATATAAAGCACAGATCAAAGAAGAAAAAAAGTGGATTGATAGACAAAAGTTTTTCTTGAGGATCGCATAAAAGGAGGGCGAAAACATGACAAATTATAAGTATTTGATAATCGGACATTTTACCAACGGCGAGCCGTGGGAAGAGACAGCAAAAAACAAAAGGGAGCTTGCTTTTGTTCTGAATAAGATTGACAGCAACCCCGCCGCAATACTGGACACAATCGAAGATAAAAACGGAAAGGAGAACAAACACCATGACAGTTGAAAAGATAGGCGCTACCAACTACGCAAATATTTACGGCATATACGACAGCACCGGGAAAGTGATCGGAACCGCGGAAATTGTACTTGCTGGACGCTATACGGGCCACTACTTTTACACCTTATCAGGAAAGCACACAAGAGCACAGATAAAAAAAATTTTTTACCAGCTTCACAAGTGAGCACCACCCTAACAACCAGCCCGAAAAGTAAACGGAGCCGGGCCCAGGAAGGCCGACAGGAACCGCCGAACACGGACGAACAAAAGCCACCGCGGGCGATAAAAGCGGAAACCATAAACCAATATAGGAGGGTTGAAAGATGAATAAATTATATAATTATCTGCTAAAAATCGGAGTAGAGGAAAGACCGAAACACGGACACCATGACGAAGCCCCCGCGATATTTTACCGCGAGACATACGGAGACGCGAGCTATTTTTACAACGCACCGAACCACACCCACCCCGGCGCAGTTGTAGCACTGGATTATAACGTAGACGCCCCCCAGGAATATTTTAAGAACTTGAGACGCATTGAAGAACAGCTCGAGCGTTATTGCGAGCGCTACAAATACGAATATACGCGCCGCGCGTGTTATGGCGTAGCATTTTACACCATAGAAAGCGCCGCAGACAGAGCCGCTGCAAATGATTATAATTATTTTAGGGATGCAGCCCGCAGAGAGTGCGAGCAATATTACCATATCGCAATAAACAACGGGACGCCCCAAAAGGAAATAGAAGCAACTTTACGCGGTATTATGGATAAATACGGCGCAAATTATAAAGAGTTTTTACAGGCTACACAGCCCGCGACAGCATGAAAGGAGGCGCGAACGATGGACAGTAGAATATATATAGAACCCGAAACCCTGAAAAGAGCAGCCGAAAACAGCCGCGAAGCGTTCCAGGAAGCCCGCGCAGCAGTCAAAAACGGAAGCCCCGAAGAAATCCGCGCCGCGATCCGTGCAGCCCTTGACAGGTCAAGCGACTATCGCGCATTGTTACGAGCAAATTATCACATATAAAACCATGAAAGGAGACCCGAAAAAATGAGAAACCGCTATAGATTAACCTTTACTTTTACAGATACAGAAGAAGAAGCCCGCGCCATATGTGACCGATACACCGCCACCGCGACACCATACGCTCGGAAGAAGCACCCCGCATTTTATAGGGCGTGGACATCTTCAGACGGGCGCGAGCATAAGTTTATAGCATGGACTTATACCAACTAATCCCGCGCGGAGAACGACCCGCAGAAAGCGCGACCCGATCACCACGGGCGCGGGGCTTTATTCCTTGACAAGATCACAACCGCTCGAGCCTTTCCTGAATAGCTTTTTTTATAAAACCATTTACAGACTCGCCGCAAGAATCCGCAGCCGCTTTTATTTTCTCATAATCCGATTTTTGCATATCCAACGGTACGCGCTTTATATTTACAGCATTATATTTTTTCTGTTTTTCAGGTATAGCCACTTGCACCACCTCCAAAACAGATTATATCACCGCATAAAGTATATGAACATATACAGATTGCATTAAAAAGTATACGTACATTTGTATATTATTACATCTTGTAAAGTATACGTACATATACTATACTAATCATAAGAACAGGGGCAAAGCCTCAGAAAGTAAACAAAATATTATAAAAGGAGGGTAAAACAATGTCAGATACTTATTATTCATACAGAGAGGTAAAAGTTAAGATTGCGCACCGCTTGCAGCAGATGGACGGGTGGACGGTTTACGGCTACCACGCCGACAACAGTGACCCCATGTCGGACTATTACGACCCGGCAAATTGGGACGGCATCGCAGAAAAAAACGGTTTTAGGCTCGTAATTGATAAGAGCAGCGAGCGCGAAGATCGCACCGAAACTCGCACCCGTTACGGCGTAAAGGGCATGAGCGCAGAAACTCGCGAAAAGATCAGCAAGCTCGAACAGATGACCCAGGAGCGCGGAGCAAGTGCAGCCGAAGAAGCAACCGCAAAAGCAAAGATTAAAATATTACAGGAAAAGGAAGCCGCACAAGATGAGACATACACTGTTTTTTATCCTGGACACAAGGCAAACCCGCCCCGCTGTAATTGGCATATAGAAAAAGACGGCATTATCATTGACAAGGGGACAGGCTTATTAAAATTTGCGCGAGTCGCTGATATAACCCGCGAGTGCGAGGTTAAAGAGTGGCAGAAGTTCAACACAAAAACGCCGGAAGAATGGAAAGCCGCCTTTATAGATCATCAAGTTTGTTATTGGGGCGAGCATGAGCGCGAAAGAGCCACAGAGAGCGCCGACAGACGTTATAAAGAATCAGTCGAGTATTATGCCTTATTAGATGCTTTTAATAACTTGATAGCACGTTTTAACAATATATGTGGCGGCATGGTAGGCAATAGCGGCGAGGGCGGCTATACCTACGAAAAGCGCACCGAGACGAAGTATAAAAAGGTGTATAAGTTCCAGGCAACCGAAAACGGCAGTTTTACCGCGGGGCAGTGTTTCAAGGTTCTCGGGCGTTTTACCTACGGATGCGGGGGCAATGTGTACAGGTTAACCGAAAGCAGCCGCGAGGGCGCTCTCGTAGCGTACCGCGTAAGCCTGAAAAGTAATAAAACCTTGACAGGTTCAGCAACGGCGGCTAATTGCTTCGGATATTATGCCGCAGATACTACCGAGGGCAACATCGGACGCGATAAAGAAAAGTTTTTGAACTGGATCGCTAAAGGCGCGATCACATGGGGCGAAGTTGTCGAAGTTCTCGAGCCTTATGAGGTGGAAAAGTTTGTAAAAGTAGACGCAGACGGGCGCGAAGTAAAGACACGCGCAACAAAGGCAGCCACCACCGCAACACAGGAAGCCACCGCCGAAAGCACCACCGCGCCGGATTACATCATCACCGCAGACACCGACACTCGCGACAATAGCCCGCTTTGGGTTGTTAAGTTCTCCGAGCGCGTAAGCCGGGAAACATACGAAGCAGAGCGCGAAAAGATGAAGAGCCTCGGCGGGTACTATAGCAAATTCAAAAAAGGCTTTATTTTCCGCGAAGATCCCACCGCGAAATTATACCCCGAAGAAGCACCCGCAGAGGACGCACAGGACGCAGAAACAACCGCAGCCGATGAAGTACCCACCACGGACGCAGAAACCGCCACAGAGGGCGAAAACGTGACCACAGAAAGCCCCGCAGAAGCCCCCACAAGCGCCGCAGAGACTACAGCCGAAGAAACCCCCGCAGCCACACCCGAAGAGCCGCAGAACGGCACACAGTGCCCCGAGTACGGCTATACAGGCGAGACAAGCGCACAGTTTGACGAGCGCGAGCTTGATTTACTGTATAAGGGCGCGCAGATCATCAAAGGCGAGGACTATTACAAACACGCATATTTTACAACGGCATATATTGACGGCGTGCGCCTGGTATATGCTCTCACAGTTTACAGAGAGGACAGCACACCCGCCCCCGGGCATGATGCAAAATACCGCGGTTTTATAACAGGCGGCAAATACTACGAAAGCACCACAGCCGCAGCCGCTAAACTCGCGGAAGATATAAACGCCGCTTTGCTGCAAATGATCCCCACAGAAGCAGACGCAGAAAAGAACGCCGGAACGCTTGAAACATGGGAAGCCGAACGAGTGCAGACACTCAAAGAGGCAGACTACACCAACAACGCCGAGCGGCTATTCGTAGACGGAAACGCGCCCGAGTTGAGCTTGTACAGTTCAAACGGCTATAGCATCGAAACAATAATTCAATACATACTGAACCCCGCCGAAGTTGTGACGGAGTACGCAACCGAAGCCGCAAAAAGTAAGGGCGCCGAAATATATTATAGTTATATAGAATACAACCGCACCCGCGCCGCCCTGGATGCAATAAAGGCAGATAAAAGCCACAGGGCGCACACCTTGAAGCGGATCGCAGAAGCCACAGCCGGAGACGAGGCCAAAAGCTACAAATTGACCCTCGCAAACGGGGCAACAGTCAAAGCAGACGCGGACGCCGTGCGGCGGGTTGCATATTGGGGTTATATAAATGCGTGGAATATAGCAAACGCAGACCGCGACAAACTGAACAAGGACGAGCGCGGACGGGCGCAAGACATAACCGCCGCAGATATAAAGCAGATAACACACGGGGCGCGGCTTGTATATAATGCCGCATAAGCCGCAGGAAGCACGGCAGCGGGGCAAGGCATACAAACCCACACCGGGACAGCCAAAGCCCCGCAGAGAGCCACAGAGCAAGCCAAAACAGGACACCCGCAGACAGTGACAGGAAGCAAGAACAGACACAGCAAACAACCAAAATACCACCATTTTTCAAAAAGGCAGAAAAAGCAAGAACACCACCACGAAAAAGCACTTTTACAACCCTGATATATGTTTTCTATCAGATTCCTGAACAGATAATTTGCAGGTTTTAAAAACACAATATTGCCGGGGGGATTCGAAATGAAACGCATTTGGGCCAAAAAAATTGAAGGGAGAAAATAAAAATGGCAACGATCATCACCATCATATATCTATTATCACGAAAGGAGGCTTGACTATCATGGGAAAATATGAAACTCGATCCTTATCAGAAGCAGAATTTGACAGACTGGTAAAAACCATCCGCATAGGGTACACATACAAGAACGTAGTACACCGCCCTAACGATCAGATAGCGACCATCCTGGTATTAGAGGGAAACCTCGGCTGCCGTATAGGGGATATAATAGCCCTGACTACCGATAGCATAATTGACGATGGCGGTATATATAAATTGAATATCATTGAAGAAAAGACAGGCAAAAAAAGATGTTTTATAGTGCCTAAACCCGTCAAAGCATTTATTGATTATTATTGCGAGTGCAATGGTATCAAATCCGGCAGATTGTTCGACATAGGATCACAGGCAGTATGGAAACAGTTACGCGCTGTCACTGGATATTTAGGATATAAGAATGTTAGCACACACTCAGCCCGCAAAATGATAGCTCAAAAGATATACGACCAAACCAACCATGATATAGAGGCCGTTGCCGAGTTTTTAAATCATAGTAGTATCAATACCACGCGGCATTATATAAAGCGTTCCGATGAACAATTAGAGAGTGCCATAACAGGAGCCGTATGTTTAGTGTGATAATATTTCATGCCAAGCACTTGACAATAGTAAATGTTGTAATTACGATAACAACAAAAGGAGGCATATCATGGACGAAGAAACACGCGAACAGCTCAAAGAAATATCAGCCAATCTATATATATGCAAGGTTGCGGCACGTTATGTAGAAAACAAAGACTTGCTTGACGATGCACTTTGCATGGTAATAAGAGCGCTGGATAATATACAAAACGATACAGAAAAGTAGGTAATCTTATGGATCATCATGAATTGCGGTGTAGCTTGCAGAAATTTAGACTCCTGCAATTCTACACCGTTTTTTTGTGTGATAATTTAATCGCTAATTTTCAGACCTATTTTTCATGCAATAGAGGGGGGATTTTCAAAATTACGCTTTTGGCGGAGCCGGGCTATTGCCTCGGATAAGGTCAATCCACTTTTTACCAACAGCTTAGTGTCTCTTCCAGAAATACCATACTTCCGCCCTACTGCTGAATAATTAACTGCCCCATTAGAAAAATATATATCACTTGTAAGGGTGTCTTTCAATTTGCGCTGTTTTTCTTTAATTTTCTTGCGTTCTTCTCTTTCAGCATCCCTCTTTTCTTTTTCAACCAACAATTCCTCTATTGCGGTTTCCAACCTTACACCAAGCTTCATCTTATTCCGCAACGCATCATATCCAACCCCAGCCATTCTGCTCGCTTCACTTAATGACACAAATTTTCCATCATACTCATACAAAACAACATTAGTCCTATTTTTAGGCTGTTCTGATAAAGGAATCCATCTGCAATTATCTGGGGAATACCCTCTGTTATTATCTATCCTATCAATAGACAATCCATCTTCCCATCCATTTTCCAGACTCCATATAATAAATTTTATAATTCCATATTTTCCTAACCATTCATTAGAGATTTTAATCCCACGTCCGCCATAATTTTGAAAATGCGATGCTCCTTCAACGTAACATCTCGCTTTCATTCCTGCATATATATTAGCGAGAGGATGGTTAGATAGTTTTGTCCCTAACACTGCAAAACACAACTCTCTTTTGGTTATTTCTGGCACCTTTTTGCATTGCAATGTATCTATATAACAGTTATCAGGCTCAAAGTCCTTTGTATTATCTATTCTTTTAATAGTTAAGCCTATCTTCCACCCATTTTGCTTACACCATTCATAGAATTTTTCCCGATCATGCCACTCTTCACATACCTTAATTCCTTTTCCACCGTATGAATGATAAGTAAAACTATTCTCCTTGTAGCAGCCTTCCATAATATTTCTGTATATATCATATAAGGTTTTCTTTGACATTGTTATCCTCCTATACGAATGTATGTTCTTAATTAAGATTATATCATATTATATCATTGACAGCAAGGGGAAATCAATATATTATTACAACATATTACATAGTATTATTTAAGAATATAGGGGTATAATATGGCAGATACACTAAAAAACAAAAAAAGAATATCAACTACAATATTTCCGGCTACAAATGAGCTATTAAAAGCATACTCTGCAAAAACGGGTATTCCTATCTCTATCATTATAGATCGCGCTCTCAACGAATATATAGAGCAGTATGAAGCAAATAAAGGTAAACCTCTTCCCAAAAAAGTAATTCCAGGAAGCTAATAAAGAGGCGGGTGTCTTACCCGCCTTTTTAAGTATGTGCCTGAAAATTATAAAGATCAAGATGTTATTATTTCTTCATCGCATCACCACCCTTCAGTCTTTCGACCTGTTTATCGAAGTCTGCCTGTATTTTAGCCATTGTTTCTTCATCCGGCTCGGCAGGAACTCCCGCTTTATTTTCTGAACAGGCACCGCAGATTGACCTATAACCGTTTGCCAGACCAATCTTGCCATCCTCTTTTTCGATATTAATCTTCCCACAGGTTGCGTAGTACTTACATTCGTTAGGTTCGTACATTATCTGTTATTTCCTCCTTTGCTACTTTTAGTCTTATAGATAACATTATTGTTTGCGTTTGACATTCTGGACACTTAACACCATATCCGTTAGTATCTTCATTTTTTTTTGCTACTATCAAATCTTCTATAGCCGTAGGCTTAAACCTGCATCCACACGTTCCGCAGTAATACGGCACTCCCAGAAGATGATGCAATCTTCCCTCTTTAATGATCTCTACCATTTTGCTCCTCCTTTAATTCATCCACAGCTTTAATCAGTATCTCATACTCTTTTTCTGTGATTTTTCCTTCGATGTGCAGTTTTTCGATTATGCTTTTTAGATATTCGTGCATTATCTTCCTTCAGTGTGATAATAAATCGTATCAATCCTGCCAGTACCAGAACCACAAACGCTATAACAGTGAAGTAAAACAAATCCATAGTCAGCAGGTATAACATACATTGTTCTACAAACGTCATTCTTGCCCTCTCTCTGCCCTTCTAACGCTTTCTAGTTATCTTCCTGTATAAATCTCTACCTATCTTTCCCAAAAGCCAAAATAAGCCAACTATGACCACAAAAGGCCACATTATCAAACACATCATCAGGAACCCTTCGTCAAAGTCCTCATTTATGACCAAAGGCGTTATCACTCCCGTTACAAACCCCAGAACCATGTACGCTATCAGCAGGACTATTGTTATTGTTACGCTCATTTATCTCCTCCATATTCCTTCCCAAAATCTCTGTTACATCATCCAGACGCACCCATTCTTCGCCATCCAGAGCCACTTTTTGTAGTTTCGACAGTTCCCCAGATACTTTCCAAATGTCAATCGTTATCATCGTCTCCCCCTACTAGCATCGCCGTTATTATGATTAAAACAGCAACAATAGCTATCACTATCTTATCTTTCATAGTTTTACTCCATGTACCTTGCATATCTTATCCATGCGTTCCCTTTCTGCTGCTTCGACCATTTCTGAAGTTATATGATTTAAGGCTCCACAAAATTTGCACCACTTATCTATGTCACGATGCCTTGCTATCCCTTTTGCCGTTCGATTCAGATACATAGGTTTTCCACATTTTACACATTTCATTTCTTAACCTCCATGAAACTGTCCATCCACTTGATTATCTCTTTGACTGACACCTGCTGTCCCTCATAGTACAGGCCGTGGAAATTGTCTATCTTTTCTATCTCTTTAAGTTTGTAGTACAGTTTCAACCAAGCTGCCTTATAACGTAACAGTTCCTTGAACCACTTAATCATCTTAACCCTCCAAGTCGTTTACTATCTTTAAAACTCCTTCTTGAAAGTCTTTTATCGTGTCCTGATACTGCTTTATGACCTCTTTATAGTTTTCCGATTGCTCAATTATTGCCTTTGCCAGTTCCCCTTCATTACGTTCAATCATCCGTATGTAGTCAATCAGTTCTTCTCGCGACCATGATTGTAACTGTTCATCAGAAGGTCTAGCTATGTACTTATATTCACTCATGCGCATCCTCCTGTTTCTTTAACCATTCTCCACTTCTCACTTCTTTTATCTGCTTATTTATCTCTTCACAAGCGCCTATAAATTCATCTATCAGAGTATTTTTCCGGCTATTCAGATACTCAATCTGTTTCCTCTCTTCATAGGTCATTGCTACTCTCCAATTCCTGCAAGTGCTTGTCTATAATCTCCAAAAACATCTTATAAGCATCATAATTTGGCATATAAAAGGCAGGTTTGCTGAATAGATCATTTATTTCCTGCTTTATCTCACCCCACGCTTCAAGGCTTGCGATTGCCATTTTCACAGCCTCTTTTATCTCTGGCATATCCTCTACGCCCATAGCAACAACAGGCATCCATTTATTTACTGCATCATTTATTGTCATTGTTCTGTACCTCCCCGATTTCCACTACTTCGCCTATATCATTCTGCAAGTAAATCTTGCCATCCTTGACGTAGGCTTTTAGCTGACCTCTTTTAACTGCCTGTTTTATATCCATTATGTCAATCATGCTGTGTACCTCCTAAACTTTAACTCATTTTTAATTCAGCTTTAATTCCGTTATATTCCAGAAACGAATTAAACTTTTGAGCGTTAAAAAGTTTAATTCATTCTGCACTTCCCTCACTTTCCTGTGGATCAAAACAATGGAATACTTCATCGTAATTCTCTCCGTCAAGACTATATCCATCGTAGGTGTATGTTTTTCCGTCATCTATCCACTCTGCACCCTTTGGTATCTTGTCACAGATATAATGGTCTGCTCTGCAAGGCATACGACCTAAAATGTTATACATCTTTTCAATGTATTCAAACTGTTCTTTATCTGTCCATAACCTTGCGTGTTTACAATTAACGCAATCTGTATTCATCCCTTATCCTCACTTTCTGCCTGTAGTGCTTTTAGGATATAAAATTTATAAAATTGATACATATCCTCTAAAAACATATCATGTTTAGCCATTCTGCTCACCTCCCATCTTTGCACCGCACTTTGGGCAAAACCTATCTGCTCCATACTTTTTAAGTTCTTCACCAAATGTTTGTGGGTCTAAATCAAAACCACACTCTGAACATCTAACTTGATAATAAATAGGGTCACTCATTCCATCATCCCATTGTGGGGGAATCCAATGTCCCGTCCTCTGCTTCGGTGTAACAGGCGGCATATCTTTAATCCAGTTGTATATTGCCTTTTCTGCTGTTAAAAGATACTTCTCATCTTTTACGCACAAATTCTTGAGGATTGTATTCAAAGTATCACTTTTACTTATGCAATCTCCGCACTCAACAGGCTTCGGTGTAACAGGCGGCAACTGCATGATTATGGCCTTAAAACATTCCATATCGTTGTTGCTCGAAAAACAGCTATAACGCACATCCTTGTAATCATCATCTATGGCATCAATTATCGCCTGTCTGCTCACACAATCCTCTGATTCTTCAAGGGGAGTGGCATCCTCTATCTGTTGCATAATGCCTTTTACAGTATCTCTAAATCGCATACCATTCTTAATGCTCTTGTATTCATCTTCTGATATTTCAATCAGTATCTTTTTCATTCTGCTTGCCCTCCTACCTCAGTTCGTCAAATTCGTGCATCCTGCCGCACCTATCGCACCTATAGATATAAGTCGTGTATGTTCTCACAGTGTCACTACTCTTGCTTATCTGCGTCACCGAATCGACATACACCCATTTTCCATCACATTCACAATAGCCGTTATTCCACAGTCTTTCATCTTCTTTATGACTAGCTATCGCAGTAAGCACAAAACATACAATGAGCAGCAAACTAGCCGTAGCAATTATTACTTCTGCCAGATTATCTTCAATCCATTCCTTCATCCTTTGCCCCCTTATATGGTTCAAATTCTTCAAGTAAATGGCTTTGACTTGTCCACCCACTTGAATTACGGCTCATTGTGCCATCCTTCTTCGCAGGATAAAAATTTACCCTCAAACTATAATCAACTTTAAGCCACCCTTTCTTTCCATCCTCTTTGCGCACTACCTTATACATAAGGCCATGTTCTTCCAGAAGTTTGTATACATCGTCTATGTATGCCTGCTTTGCATCTCGCACAGCTTTTTCATATTTTTTTCTCAACTCCTCAATTTCATTCATTCTTCTGCCTCCCGTATCTCAAACAACCCTAAAAACCACTCAAACGTCTCTTGGCTATTGAAACTTGCTACCTTCTGCTCTACATTCAGTTCTGCATCGTAGACAGACATAGTGGGCTTCTTCCGGCAATACTTAAAGTTGCTGTCTGAAAATATGATCTTCCGCTTATCGTCAATCTTTAGTGATACTGTCATTCTTCAGCCTCCTTCAGCAGTTCCTTCAAATCCTCTACAAATTCCTTCAAGCCCTCTAATTTACCTTTCTTAAAAAACCCACAAAATTCACTTCTTATATCTTCCTGCAACTCTTCTATCTCATGTGTGTACTTATCTATCAAGAATTGTATTTTCTCTCTCACTTCAGCCTCCTATACGATATTCCCCGTCTTATTGAAATACTCTACTTCGATCCCTGTCACTTCCTGCACGTTCTTTAACATATCCCATCCGTCTCTGTTACTTTCTCGCCACCGCTCCTGG